GGATCAGTTACTTCACCGAAAACCAGGGTTTCAGCTCCAGTAGTATCTGCAATAAAACCTCCGTCTGCAAATTTAGGAGCGGTTAAAGTTTTATTAGTAAGGGTATCTGTTGAGGAAGCTGTAATGAAACCTGTATCTACAATATCTGGATTTGTGCCATCGTTCGCAGTTGCATAAATAATTTTAGTTCCTTTATCAGTAGTTGACCATGTAACACTGGAACCCGAACCAGTAACATATTTAAATTGAACTGTGTAAGCACCTGATGTGCCATTTTTAATTATATAAAAAGTTTGAACATCTAAAGGAATTGTTACTATAAAATTTTCACCAATTGACCCTGTAAATTCTATAATTCTGTGGGCAAGAGTTGCACCTGCTGATCCATCGGATACTGATAAAGTAGTGGGAGTTGATGAAAGAGCTTGAGTAGTATAACCACCGGAAATCTGTTCAATAATGTCCCAGTTTGTATTAGTAAGAGTTCCCCACGTACCAGCTTTCTCGCCGGTAGTCATGAGTTGAACGCCTAAACCTGTATAAGTTGATGCCATAATTTATTCTCCTTAAGCTGCGTGTGTGTCTTTTGTATATGATGTTGAACCGGTTATGTCAACTGCTGTATAGGACGTGGACCCACTAATAGTATCATCCTTATAATGTAAAGGAGAAACTGTTCCTAAAGTAGTTGCTGCAGAGATTCCTGTGAGTCCCACTACTTGATCTGGAATTGTTGCGAGTGTCCCTAAAGAAGTAGTAGCTGAAATTCCAGTAAGTCCCATTACTTGGTCTACAGGCGTAATGGTTCCAACCGCTGTTGCTGCTGAAATCCCTGTAGGTTGAACCAAAGGGTTTGATGAAATAGATATTGATCCTACTGTGGAAGCAGCAGAAATACCCGTTAAAGTAATTGTATGATAAGACCTTATCGTAGGAGTGCCTAGCGTCGTTGCCGCTGAAATTCCTGTTAAAGGAACTCCTTCCCCAATAATAACTGATCCTACCGAAGATGCTGCTGAAATTCCTGTTAAAGTAGTTGTGTTATCCGATCTTGCCGTTGGAGAGCCTACAGTACTGGCTGCAGAGATTCCTGTTAAAGGAACTCCGATTTCAATTATAGGTGTTCCTATACTTGTAGCCGCTGAAATTCCAGTAAGCGGAATAGTACCTTCGGTGATAGTTCCCCAACCATTTTGACCCCAAGTTAAAGTTCCCCAACCCGGATAAAAAGAAGCAGTTGCTGTTCCTAATGTTGTAGTGGCTGAAAGACCTGTAAGAGAAACTGTAATTGCTGATTCTCCCCAGTTTTCATATCCCCAGTAATCACTACCCCATCCTGTAGCCGCGTAAGCTTCAACACTTCCAACTGATGAAGCTGATGATAGACCAGTTAATGTAACGGTAACGGTATCGGATTGCCAGGAATTATAGCCCCAAGTTGTTCCGGCTTTATTCCAAGTGTTAGCCATAAGGAAGGACTCCTTATGTTAGCTGTATGATTGCGGTTGATGCAGCTGCTGCTGGAAACTCAATCGTGAATGTTCCACTAGTAACTGTTTTATCCCCACCAAAATTAATAGCAAGGATTGAGCGATTAGTTGTAAATCCTGTAATGGCCGTAGTATTATAAAGTAATAATCCTCGTGCAGTGAATGTAGCAGAAGTCCAGCTCGAGTTAGAAAAATCACAAATCGCTGTGTCACTATCTAAAGTAACATCAATATTTGTTAAAGTATTTCCTCCGCCTGTATAACCTGAAGATGTAGTTGTAACTTCATAAGTATTGGTAGGATCCGCAGTTGCATCTGATGGTGCAGTATAAACTGTTGTTGATTTACTTAATGTTGCTGAGTTGCTCGAATAAAGAGCGCATTTAATAGTGTTTCCTGCAGCCGTACTTCCAGAGGCATTTAAACAATGTCCTCCCTGTAAAATTTCTTCTTTAAAACTGTTACAAATTGCTGATGTTATTGCCATATCTATCTCCTAAATTATGGTGACGGTGATTTAACTGGGATACGAACTGTACCATCAGTGTAATCGTCCCGTCTTCGTCTTCCAAGTTGCACTCCTGCAAACTTCTGTACTTCGGTTTTATACTTGTTTTCGTATAGTGTCAACATATCCATAGGACCTTTTAAAAAACCATAGGCTTCCACTAAAGTAGCATATAGTAACCCTTGTGGAAAGTATCTGCTGAGATAAGTCCCAGAGGTATTAGTCACTAGACTCGTAGGTTGTGCATTATAATAAAGCCTAAAAGCGTAAGTAGCATCCGGCGTCGGAGCTAAAAGAAGTCCTCCTGAAGTAGAATCAGTTAATCCTGTGGCTCCTCCAAACATCGCATAATACTTGGGCTGTCCAGTAACAACTGAATTACCCGTCACCACTGATGTAGAATCAAATACTTCAACGGCTCTAACAAAAAGAGCTCCAGCGTCAACGTTAATAGTATTATTATCTAAAGCAAAATTTCCAGTAGCCGATTTTCTATCGGAATCCATAGGAAGATCGTATAAAATTCTTGATTCTGCATTTCCAATAAATCTGCCTAGAATAGCGCCAGTTAATACATTTGAATCAGTTTCTGTATAACTTCTAATGTCACCTTCTAATGCTTCGAGTGTATATGCAGCCATAATTACGGTCTATCGTTTACGGGTCCGCCGAAAACGAAAAATCCTCCTCCTGTTGCTATACTAGTCGCAGCGTTTGCTAAAGTAAAACTAAAACTATTACTTACGGGCAACGTTGAGGGTTGTCCTGCGTAAGGAATAGTACTGTCAATCTTAGTTATTATATATGATCCATAAATTTTTGCCCCTGAAGTGTGAGCTACCGCTGTTGTTGAAACCGGGGTCTCTCCATAAGAAGGAGCTGCAGTTCCTCGGGTACATCCTGTTAAAGTATTAGAAGTTCGTCCAGTATATTGAATTGTTTCACTTGTAATTTTTCCGTATTGTAAAGAAGCTGTGTCTGTATCTGTTGCTTCAATGACAATATATCCTGATGTAGGAAACTCTGAGCCATCGGTTAATACAATAGAAGTATCTGTAGCAGTAATAGTTGTAGCTAAAGTTGTACTTAATTCAAAAGTAGATATGGCTACGCCTCCCACAGGGTCTTTGACCTGATAGAATCTCACAGCATCATTGGTAGATCGTTGATGTCTATTTTGTGTTACAATGACCGTAGTTCCTACTTCAGTTGTAAATGGATTATCATTTAAAGGAGCCGGGGTAGGTAAAGCTACTCTTGCCGGTCTTGCTCTTTGTAAAGCTTGAGGATCCGCACTTGTTGGTTTAGGTTGTAACTGAGGTTGTTTAGGTTCAAATTCTGAAAAATGAACCCACGCGCCATTCCATTCCCTTACCATTTCTAGATAAGGAAAAGCTTGTCCCGATCTATCGGAAATAGCAAGTGCATGTTTTCCTGAAGCAAAAGTAGTCATAATTAAGCGTTAGGATAATAAACCTTAGGAGCAATAAAAGTGCTTGTAATATCAGCGTCTTCCTTTATGGCTCTGGCCAATTCATCCTCATAATAAAGTTTTAATTCTTGTGATCTTTGGGGTGCATTTTTTTGGGATAAATAAAATGCTAGTCCTGCTGTCATACATGGAGCAAATCTATAAGGCACATTAGTTGCATTTGTATAAGCACCAACATCCTGTATTCTTCTTACATAATATAAATTTAATTTATTTCCATCCTCTGATGCGCCGGGGGTTAGATATAAAGTTAAAGTTGTTCTATCAATAAATCTTTGAACAAAAAAGGAAGTAGGTGTTCCTTTTGCAGCTTTATTAGAGTAACCTTGATACTGGGATCGACTCACTTCAGTCATTGGGGAATCAATACTCGTAGAAGTAATTCTATAATTACATTCTAAAATATTATCCATTCCTGTACCGTGTTGAGTGACTGCAGCGGAAATTAAATGAGCAGCAGCCGTTGTTGCATTAGATCCACGAATACCTCCAGTAAGATTTGCCGCGCCTGTTGCTGCAGATTTTCCTGTATATCTAATCGTTTCAGATCCTACGGTAATTGTTCCTCCTCCTTCATTAGCACCGGGCATATCTTTGACTTCTGTTAAAGGAATATCTGTATCAGAGTCACTGATGCCTGCAGATAAAGTTGTTGTTAAGCCGTTGGACGCACCATCGGCCGGGGATCGATAAGTTGTATAAACATTCGTTCCATCTACTAAAGTAAAACCTTGATTAG